GATAAGTTAGTGGGCTCGTTCCTATTCGTGGATTATGGCGAACTAAATATGTCAGCGGATGGACGCAACTCTTACCAATGCACACAGCGACTGGCTGTAACCGTTGCCTATAAAATGCCTAATCGTGCCGACGCAGCTGAATATATGCTTGCCTCCGATGCCACGCTCCATCTACTCGCGCAACTTCACGCTTGGCTGTTAGCCGATGCCGATGCCGGTAACATCTATTGGCTCTCCCGTGGCCAACTCGATAAGGCGGAGATAATTCCCTTTGTCGCCACAGAACTCTCTTCCGCCGGCTGGACACTTATGCTCTCCTGCATTGCTCCAGACACGCTCGACACGCACAGCCTTACGAAGTCCTTTGCCCGACGGCTTTGACAGCTTAATTTTGCATCATCAATAAAAAGCTCGATCATAATGAAAAAGTTACCAATGATATCAATTGTTTCCCTGCCACTCTCCATTGTGACAGATGTCTCCCAATACTTCTTCCAAGATTGGGAGTTCGCCAAGTGGATAGGCATCGCCGTAATCCTCGACACAATTCTCGGAGTAGTTAAGCATTTGCTTCATAAAGATGTCTCCAGTGAGTCCTTCTTCAGCAAGTTTGGGAAGAAAATAGCCGTCTACCTTGTACTGCTCATTCTTTCTAACATCCTCACCAACTACACCGTGCAGGGAAGTCTCATCGGTACTACGCAATGGATGGGCTCCTATCTCTGCGTCTTCATGATGGTGCGAGAAACTTTCTCTATAGTTGAAAACCTACAAGCTATCTATCCCATTCTCCCCACCTCATTCGTCCGCCGTCTGAAAGACTTTAACGACAAAGGCGAATACATCAAAAAAGACTGATTATGGCAACAGAAGCACAGCGTGCCTTTGCACGCAACATCTACGCAGCAGCAAAAAGGGCAACCGACATTGCCCCCGAGTTTGTAACAGCGCAAGCCATCCTCGAAAGCGGGTGGGGTAAATCACGAGTAGGCAACTTCAATCTCTTCGGTATCACCAAGGGAAGCAACTGGACCGGCAAAACCGTCCTCGTCCTCACCCACGAGTATTTCTCCACGCCAAACCGCACATTCCTTCCTCCGGAGCGCGTCGTCTCCATCGCGAAGTGCAAATCCCCAGGCCGATGGTACTACACTGTCTATCGACTCTTCAAAGACTTCGACACCCTGTCCGATTGCCTACGCGAACACACCCGATTACTCCAGAAACCGGGCTATGCCGACGCATGGCCATATCGCAAGAATGCAGAAGAGTTCGCACGCCGCATCTGCGACAACCAGAGGAGCCGATATGCAACCTCTCCAGTCTATCAACAGCAACTCCTGCTCATGATACGCAACGTCCGTTCAATCTGTCAGTAACAACATGCTAACAAAATTCAAAACCAACACGGTCCTCTTCGTCCTGATGGTTATTTTTGCCCTCGCAGCCTTCATGGCCACCTGGGCATACTTCAACCTAAAGACCGACCGTGACCGGCTGAAGGAGAACCAGAACCTTCTCCTTCATAATGGAACGGTAGAAATCAAACAGACGAACACAGGCAGCAGTCAGGCTTCCGTCCCGGCACTGACGCTCCGCCCGTCAGAGTTCCGCCGGAGCGGCGACACGCTGCTGCGGACGGCCAAGGCCGCAGGAATAAAGACTTCTCGTATTTCCGAAGCAGCTACTGCATCAACTACAACTTCTGTCGAGTTTAAGACGCGGATCTTTCAGACAATAGTCCACGACACTGTCAGAGATACAGTTGCAAGATCTCTAACTACTTTTTTGCCATCAAGGCAGCTGCAGCTGTCCTGGAATGATCCGTGGGTCTCTTTATCAGGAACGATAACAGACTCAATATTTCACGGTTCGATAACCTCGGTCGATACGCTCGACATCATTGTCCACCGAGTCCCAAAACGATTCCTCTTCTTCCGCTTCGGATGTAAGCAGGTGCGCATGGACATCATCAGTCGCAACCCCCACACCCGCCTCACATACGCACGTTATTATCAATTAATGAAATAAATGTATTCATAGGTTTTTAGTTATTAGGTTAATAGATTGTTTAGGATGACGGGGCTGACGCAGTGATGCGTTAGCCTCTTTTCGTATCGTTCTTTAGCTTTAGATAATTACTTCTAAAGCACTGATTATAAGTGCGATAGTACTTGCACGTTCCTTATTATAGTGTTACCTTAGCAGTACAATTAGAAACAAAGAACATTCAAAAAACAAAGATTATGAACGAGCAAATTCAGAACATTCTTAACGAGAACGGAACAAAGACTTCTAAGATTCAGAAGCTTCTCACCCTTGGACTTACACGCAGACAGGTAGCTGACCTTGTAGCAAACGGAAACTACGGATTTGTGCAGAACGTTTACAAGCGAATGATGCAGGGAATCACACAGAGCGCAGCGCAAGCAGCGACAACAGTTCTTCCACAACTCGATTACACCTTCAACCGCAACTTCGGTATTGAGATTGAAGCTTACAATTGCACACGTGAACGCCTCGCAAGAGAACTTACAGCAGCAGGCATCAGAGTGGAGGTTGAAGGTTACAATCACACCGACCACACCGACCATTGGAAGTTAGTTACCGACAGCAGCCTTTCAGGCAACAACACCTTCGAACTTGTTAGTCCAATCCTCCACGGAGAGCAAGGGATTGAGGAACTTGAAAAGGTCTGCTGGGTCCTCGACCTCTGCAACGCTAAGGTTAACGACTCCTGCGGACTTCACGTTCACATGGACGCTGCGGAATTCGACCTTCAGACTTGGAAGAACCTTATCATTACTTACAAACGCCTTGAGAAGGTAATCGACCACTTTATGCCTTTAAGCAGACGCAACAACCGCTACTGCAAGACTCTTACTACCATTTCAGAGACAACAATCAATCGAGCTTCTAATATTAGCGACCTTAGAGCAGCTTTTGCTCATAACCGCTACCACAAGGTGAACCTCGAAGCCTACGCACGCCACCGCACGGTGGAGTTCCGCCAGCACGGAGGTTCAACGAACTTCACTAAAATGTCTGCTTGGATTCATTTTCTCGCAAAAATGATTATCTTTGCAAAACAAGGGCAGGTGAATGCAGGAACAACCCTCCAAAATATACCCTTCCTCACCGAAAGCGAAAAACTTTACCTAAAGATAAGAACAAAAAAATTAGCAGTATGAGAAGAATAAAGATAGAAACAAGAGATGGTCAGCAAAAGCCGACCATCTCTCCAAAAGAACTCTTCGGCTCTATTATGACCGAAGCAAAGCTACAAAGCAAGCTTCCCCACAATTTAGTCCCCGAACATCACCGAGTAGATTCACCAAATTTCAAAACCTACCACGTTAAAGGAGATAACCACATAATTGTAGCATACAGCCCCGAGGAGTTCCTTCACCAGCTTCGCACAGGCAGTCGCTTCGATAGCGAAGGAACAGACGAAGAATATATGGTGCGCTTTGCTCGCCGATTACAGGAACTCGAGGGCTACCTTGTTTCCACCGACAGCCCCGAGGCCTTCCTTGCTGACTTAATCCGTCACGGTTTCGTAAACGTTGAAAGATAAAACACGAGGCTCGTTTCTTTGTAGCCGTAGCAGTTTCTGAGCTGTTACGGCTTTTTAAATGTTAAAAGCAGACTGCGTAACAAAATAGTTACTTTTTTATTTGGTAATTCGTAACTTTTTTGTTACCTTTGCATTGTCATTAAGACAAAGAGTTCTTTAAAATTTTTAGTAAATATGAAGTCAAGTGAATTGAAACGCATTCTTAAAAAGAAAGGATGCAAACTTCTAAGACACGGTTCAAGGCACGACTTGTGGATAAACCCTGCAAATGGGAAATCAACTGCAGTGCCAAGACATGACGCACAAGAAGTGAATACAGGTACTTTAAATAGTATTCTGAAACAACTTTTTGGAACTGATTAAGGAATAGCCGACACTTTCATGTGTCGGCTATCTTTCAGAAATTTACTAATTATAGATAAAGGACTCTTTTTAAAAAGAATATTATCATAAAGTAAGTATATGAAAGTAACAGTGTGTGTGGAAAAACAAGCAGGAGAGAAAAACTGCTCATGCTTCGTTGAAGAAGATCTTGGACAGGTGGGGTTATGCGGATATGGAGCAACTGTTGATTCTGCTGTGGAAGATCTCCTTGTAGCAAGACAAGAAAGTATCGAAGACGGCTATGACATACCAGAACTCGAAATGACTTTCAAGTATGATTTATGGGCATTCTTCGATAAGTTCCCAATGAATGCAACACTCGTAGCAAAGCAAATAGGTATTAATGCTTCACTAATGCGTCAATATATAGCAGGGCAGAAACAACCAAGTAAAAAACGTGTAGAACAAATACAAGAAGGTATCAGAAGTATTGGTAAACAACTTTCTGATATTTCTTTGGTAATATATTAATGTGCATCATGTCACATTAGTTTACTAAAAATTGAAAGAACTCGAAGCCTCTGGTGTGTGATACATCGGTGGCTTTTTCTTTTACTTTTCGTTGCGTTTCTATTCGTTTTTTGTATCTTTGCAACGAATACTAACTAAAAACTTTTTATGAAACAAAATGAACCTTCTTTCAAAAGCTGCTCTATGGGATGCTTAATGATACTATTAATGGGTTTTCTTTTCATTTTTGCAGTAAAAACATGTGATAGTGACACTGATTCTGTAGATCCTTCCTCAACAGAACAAGTTACCTCTCAAGACCCTATGCGGACAAAAGCTATAACGATGGCCGAGCAAATCGTAAGAGTCAATTTGCACACATCTTCTGATATTGATTTCTCTGACGAAGACGCTTTTTCTATTGGAAATAATGCATACAATGTATTGGGACATTACACCATTGATGGAGAAGAACATAAGTACGACCTGCGTCTGCATTATAAAGGTGGAGAGTGGACCACTATCTCTAATTGGGAGTGGAGTAGATTGCAATTGATGCGTGTTGGAGCTACAGACTTAGATGAAGACCTGCACGGAACATGGACAGATGATGTCAGCTTCTAATTATTGCGTGACGCAAAAAATACTTGCGCTTTTATTTGGCGGTTACAAAAAGACTTCTTATCTTTGCAATTGTCAAACAATGTGTAGTAATACACAAATAAGGGCGAGAAGAAATTTCAAGCCCCGAACTTATTAAATTTCGATGGGCTTATTTTTATGCCCATACTTGCAGCCTTCTGCAATGAATATATGGCGGATGCCTTCCAGTGAATTTGCCCTTGTTGGTGTAAGACACATTGTTTGACGACAGGAAGAGCATCCGCTTTTTCTGTATCCGCACCTGACGGATTCAGGCAACAGTCAAACAATGTGCAACATGCAACAAGTAATCGAATTCGAGAGCTCTGCAAAGCAACAGCAGCCTATCGACGTACGTGCTACGATACAGCGCAAAATTAAGTCTCTTAATCTTTGGCTCGACTCTAAGAGCGAGTTCTACAGCCGTATCTGCGAGTTCTCAGTTACCCGTCGTTTGGTAATTCGAGTTAACCTTGTATCTTTGTGCGTGATTGTAGCAGCTGTAGCCATCGAGCAGCAGCCTATCACATCCGTAGTTTCAACCCTCTGTGCAGGCTACTTAGTTTATCGTATGAACAAATCAGAAAAGAAGCAGAAAGGAGGCAAGGCATGATATTCTTTGATTATTATTTCAAAGCATCTTCTATCCCGAAGTACCTTGAGCCTGTTGCCGTGTGTATGGAACGACGCTACCAAGCTCTTATAGCTGACGAATCTACGCTGAAGATGTTTATTAAAGAACTAAAATCAGAACTGAATGCCATACCAAAGGCAAAAGATCGGTATGCGCTCGAAGCAGGCAGTGGCCATATCTATGTCTGTACCACTCACGGATTCACCGAAGCAGTCCTGCGTCTTCACTATAAGAAAGTGCTTTCTTTGGAAGGTTTCAATCATGAAAGTTGTGAAAACATCTGCAAGAGTATTAATGAAGTTGCTGAAAAGAAAGGAGGCAAACGATGAAACGCCCTATCGACCAGGCACTCAATTTTGTCAGCCAAGACACGATTGCAGCACTCAACGAAATGGTTGCCGACGGCAAGTTCCTCATGCATCTCAACATGCTCGAGCAGTTGGAAACGACCATTCTCTCCGATGATACAGGATGCTTCGTTAACCAGTCTGGAGAACCCCGTCCTGGTGTATTCCAGACACTGCGAACCCTCCGCGTCCTCAAGGACGACCTGAGAACTCTCAACGCTCTCTGCCCAGAGAGTCCCTCCGAAATCACAGATTATTAATCTCCAAATCTTCACAACAATGACAAAGAATAACAATAACCCCGAGCAGCCTATCACAGACATCAGTGTCTATATCGCTGCCCTGCAAACTACCTATCGACCTGCTTCAGCACCTGCCGATGCCACCCACTTCTTCTCTACCGCCGAGGTGGTGGACGCTATCAAGGAAATTGATCCCTCCGCAAAAGTCAGTCCTACAGAGATTTTCGAAGGTCTCCGGCAAGCAGGCTTCAACTTTTGTAACCGCCCTGGAGCCCACGGCTTAGAGTTCAAGTGGATGTTCCGTGAACGATGATTTTTTTTTAGCATTTCGTATCCAAGAAGGTAGTACGTCGTGAGATGTACTATCCTTCACTATAAAAATTAAAATAAAACAACTATATTTGCATTATAAAATATATATCAATATGCCTATCTTTTGTTACTTTATTTTTGTAATTATCCTTGCATTCTTTGTAGCTCGTGGTCAAGGCTTTTTACCTTTTTTGTTTTTTGTAAGTCTGTCTATGTTCATGCCTATTATAGGTCCATTCTTGTGGGCCTACTATTGGACAGCCCTTAATAGATCTGTAGCTTTACGAATTACACTACTTGCCCATGTTATTGCAATCTGTTTAGTTGTTGTTCTCATTGCCCTTATCAGCTAAACACCTGTCCTTTATCCTCTCTTTTAATGTTACTATATTTGCAATGAAAATAACAGGCAAACATGGTAACAGAAAGTCTCGTTCGAAAAAAATTCGTTCATGATACGCTTCAAAAAGGTATCTTGAAAATTTACGCAACACAAGAGTCGGTTGTACGCAAGAACTATTCCGAACACACAGGCCAGTTACGTGCTTCCCTCTCAACACATTCTTTTGATAGCCAGCTTAGCGATGGTAGACAGACCTTCTTCGTTCGTATTCTCCCTTACCTTCGCTTTTTAGATATGGCTTATCGCCGTCGTAATGATCGTATTGCCAAATTTAAGCGACGCAACCTCGCACTTTATAATCGTGTTGTATGGGGAGTTCTCTATCATGAAACATTTCCACAGTTACGTTATGGCTTTACCGATGAAGTACGTAAAGCTATTCACGACCAATTAGAAAACTCACTTAATCCGTAATAGTTATGGCAAACAAGCACCTTTCTGAAGATAAAATACAGTACACTATCGATGTAAAAACAGCTAAAGCACAGCAAGAAATTCACAAGCTCGAAACTCAAACGGCTTCACTACGCAATGAAAATAAGCAACGCTTGCAACAGATGATACAAATGGAGGCCGCTGGACGGAAAGAGTCTGAACAATATAAAAAGTTGTCTACATCCTATCGTAACACCAGTAAGCAGATTCGCGAACTCACGTCAAGCATTCAGCTCCAATCACGCTCGATAGATACGAATGCCATGACAATGTCGCAGTTGCGTAAGCAATCGAAGTCCCTACAAAATGAGTTAGACAACGTTTCAAAAGCTCTTAATCCACAGCAATATTCCGAATTAGAGAATAGACTACAGATAGTTAATGCACGAATAGCTCAGTTGAAGCAGAATGCAAAAGGCTTCAAAGAAATTGCGTGCTCGGACCAAACAAATAGTTTTTTTATAAGCCAAGCTGCTCTCAAAGCATTAGAGTGGGGTGTAGGACTCATCAAAAATATGTCAGGAGCAATATCTGAACTTATTGGTCAGGGCATAGATATGGCTGAATCGGCTGATGGTATCACTCACGCATTCAGACAACTTGATGAACCAGGTCTGCTTAATAACCTGAGAAAGGCTACAAAAAATACCGTTAATGATGTAGAACTCATGAAAGCTGCCGTTAAAGCTAAAGACTTTCATATTCCACTTGAAGATCTTGGTAAATATTTAAGTTTCGCACAACTTAAGGCACAACAGACGGGACAATCATTAGACTATATGGTCGACTCTATTGTTACAGGTCTTGGGCGTAAATCGCCTATGATTCTTGACAATCTCGGGCTGTCAGCTTCCGAAATTTCTGAAAAAACAAAGGAAACAGGTAACTTTATGAAAGGTGTCGCATCGATCGTCGAAAACGAACTATCAAAGGCAGGAGATACCTACATCTCTGCCGCCGATCGCGCAGCACAAAAAACCACAGAATTACAAAATAAACAACGTGAACTTGGTGAAGCGCTATTACCTCTTAAAGAACGAGCTGCTGATGCTTTTGGTACTATGAAAATTAGTATTATGAGTTGTATTATTTGGCTCATCTCGCATAAGAAATTAACAGCAGCGCTTACTGTCGTTATCACAGCCCTTACCATCAGCATGACACTCCTTAACACAGCATTCAAAGCATGGGTAACGCAGACAACGGCCGCAAAAATAGTCACGGCTGCCTGGACTTCAACACTAACAACCCTTAAAGGAGCGTATCTACTCGTAGCTGCAGCTATCAACACTATGCGTGGAAATTCTCTTCGAGCAACAGCACAAATGCGATTGTTTAATCTTGCTTGTAAATCAAATGTCATCCTCCTCATCGTTACGGCACTTGTCGCAGCTGGTGTAGCCTTCTATTCCTTTCTTAATAAAACCGCACAAGCGAAGAGAGAGATGGTTAATTTTAATCTCGAACATGCTAAAATTGCTACTGACATTAAGCGACAAAGTAAGGATATTGAAAAAGTAGTTAATGAGTCTACAGCCTCTGAAATTACAAAGGTAAAAACACTGAAACAAACGATTCACGACGCATCGAAATCCTACAATCAACGAAAGAAAGCTATCCTCGATATGCAGTCTATCGTTCCAGGGTATCATGCTTCTATTACAAAAGAAGGACGTCTCTTTAATGAGAATACGACAGCCATCGACACCTATATTCGCAACTTACGTCGTGCAGCGCGAGCAGAAGCAGCCTATGAACAGATGAAAGCTAATGAAAAGCAAATTCTCAACGCACAAGATACTCTTGATGATGCACAAGGGAAGAAGAAAAACGTCAATCGAGCAGGAAGTAAAAGAGGTGTAAAACTCGACGCTGGAGAACATGTAGAGAAGAGAACACAAACTGTTGGTAATGGAAGTTCTGGGGCTGTTATGACCAATGATTATTATGTGGTCGTGAATAGCTTTGGAAAAGTGCTTCGCGAGATTAGCAAAGAGAAAGGAGAGCTTATAATGAAGGATCAAGTGTGGGCTAACATGTTTGAAGCAAGAACGAAAGTAGCACAAGACCGAATAGAACAGTTCACAGCGCAAAATGAACGCTTAGAAAAAATAGTTGAACAGAATGGAGGTATTGGCCAAAAATTTAGCCAAACAAAGCATGGGACTACAAAAACACATGATAAACACGTTAATTCTGATTTGGTGTATTCACGTGGTTTTTCTGCAGAACGAAGCTCAGATATAGATAATGCTAAACGCACTTACGATGCTGACCTTAATATTCTCAAACAGGCTTTGATTGAGAAGAAAATTACACAACAGCAATACAATGCTTCTACAACATCACTTAATATTCAATATCAGAATAATCTTCTAAATATTGAAAAACAACATTTACAGAAGGCACAAGAACTACATATAAAAGACGCTAATCGCCGAAATCAAATAATTCAGCAGCAACAGAAAGCTGTAGCAAATCAACAGCAACAAGTGAATGAAGCTTATCTCGAAGCTGAAAAGCAATTTTACGATGTGCTGGATAGTATGAAGCAAATAGCTCCTACTGCACCACAAACCTTACAACAGGAATGCGATGCCAAGCTTCTCGCCCTCAACGGCTACTATCAGGCTTCTCTACAACTTGCCAAAGAAGATGCACAGCGACAGCAGCAAGTCACTGCAGACTACGAAGCAGCTAAGGCTGCCATTATCGCCGACTATGCGAAAAAAACAGAGGACGAGAAAGCACATGCCAGGCAGGAGTTCGGACTCGACACCTTCAAAGATCAGTATGAAACACAGGCTAAGAAGCGTAAGGAAGCCTTCGATAAAGGTGTCATCGATAAACAACAGTACGATCAGGCTATGGCTAATCTTGACCAGCAGGCAGAAGAACACCGCCTTCAGATACGTCAGCAGTATGGACTGGCTACTCAGCAGGAACTTTATAATGCCGAACTCGAACAGCTCAAACAGCACTTGCAGAATAAGGAAATCTCCGAAACAGAGTATGAGGAAGCTGTCAAGAACCTCAAGATAGCCAAGGCGAAAGAGGCCTTCGACTATTATTCCAACCTCACCTCTGGAGCAATGCAGGCACTCATGCAGGCTGAAGAAGCCAATGTCGATGCCAAGTATGATGCCGAGATTGAAGCCGCTAAAAATGCAGGCCAAGACACCACAGAACTCGAAAAGAAAAAGGCTAACGAAAAACTGAAAATTCAAAAAAAATATGCCGATGTCAACTTCGCCATTCAGGCATCGCAAATCATCGCGTCTACGGCTGCTGCAATTGCCAAGACATTCTCAGAGCTCGGGTTCCCAGCAGGCATCCCCGCAGCTGCCCTCATGGCCGTCACAGGTACGGCACAACTCGCGGCTGCATTGGCCGAACGCAACAAGGTCAAGAAAATGACAATGCAAGGGGCTGCTGCGAACAGCTCATCAGGGGCGCGCGTGGCTACAGGGCTTGAGTCTGGAGGTAGCATCGACATTGAACGCGAGCAAGACGGTAAACGCTTCCATGCTGCTTACGAACCTAACCGACGAGGTTTCGTCGATAAACCGACGGTCATCGTCGGTGAGGGAGGCTATGGCCATAGCAAGGAGTGGGTGGCATCCAATGCTGCCGTGGAAAACCCTACCATTTCCCCTATCATCGACATCATCGATCGGGCACAGCGTGCAGGAACCATTCGCACCCTTGACATGAACAAGTTCATCCTTCAGCAAGCCTCGGGGCGTGCAGCTGGAGGAGCGGTCTCGCATGCAGGAAGCAATGGACATATCCAGCCACCTGATCACGACGCATCAAAGGATATGCTAATCCGCCGGCTCACAGATGTCCTCGATCGCCTCGCCACAGAAGGTATTCCTGCCAGCGTGGCATTAAACGAACTTGAACAGAAGCAGCAGTTGCGCGATAAGGCACGCCGATTCGGAAGCAAATAATCCCTTTATATTTTTTTACTTTTATGAGAATAACAAATCTTGAAAAGGGGGAAGACTATAATCTCCGCCCCGACACACAAATACAGGTCGAACGCACTAATCCGTTTTTTAACGACTTTGGAGAGCAGACCACACCCCTCGAACTTCCTGCTTCAGAGCGCAACCGACGGATCCTCGGTTTCCCGGATTCTTTCGGAAGAAGAGTCAAGATGGAAGCTGCAGATGTAGCTATTCAGGATGGCGAGTATTTTGCACAATGTCGACAGATGGTGCTCTCGGCACAATACAGGGGGAGCATCTCTACAGCTTTCTATATCAACGATGGCTCCTTCTATTCGCGCATACAGAAAGTGAAGCTGAAGGATATCTTCAAAGATGAATTCATCCCTGGTGTTAATACTGTTGAACAAGGAATTGCTTTTTGTCGTTCACTTCGTGATAATAAAAATGAGCAATACACGATCTTTCCTGTACTTCTCACAGATGATTCTGGTGTTAATTTAGGCTTTAATTATAAATTTCTAAATGCTTATGGTAAGGATACAGGACTAAAATCAAAAGCAAAATGGATGTGGAAAGATGGAAAAATGAGCTATGTTAATTATACTACAGTATCAGCCTTTCTTCCTGATATCAATGATTCCGATTGCGATTTTTATAATGCTATCCAACGTACAGAGTATGTAAACGAGATACCCATTACACTCGCTCCTGGATATTACATATCACCATTCATCAGAGTTAATTATTTACTTCAACGAATCTTTGCCTACTTTGGTTATACATTACAATCCAACTTCTTTACACAAACTGAACCATTCACGAAAATGGTCGTTATCAATAATGTTATTGATGTACTTGTAAATGGAAAGATACGTCTATCCGACCTGGTTCCTGACAGTACTTGCGCTGACTTTTTAACAGTCATTCGAAAGAAGTTTTGTTGTGAGTTTACCTCAGATGAAGGTCAGCACACCGCAAACATTATTTTTCTTCGTGATACTCTGAATGCACTTCCAGAAAATGATCTCACATCCTGTGTTACTCAAGAACCGATAGTAGTCTATAAAACAGAGAAAGACTACAAGCGAATTACACTCGATGCAGAAGATAAACTTGATACCGATATTTCTGATTCCTATGACGATATAGATGCAATGGTAAAGGCTTGTCCTGGTGCATATTTCAATCCTGTTGATGGTGCTTTCTATAAACAAGGTTGGTCTGGAGATTACGAAGTAATTACGAAAATTGGTGAAGCTTCACAAGCTTATAACACTGGAGGAGAGCTCGAAACTAAAGAGTTGAAGATCCCTGAACTCATACCTGAATTTAGAAAATTGACCTACAAAGCTACTGTTGATGATGAAGATGTTGAATGTGACCTCGGTAATCATTTATACATAGGTTCATATATAGCACGCAATTCAAAAATGGTCGTTGCAGGAGAAGACAAGGAAACAGCTTCTGAATCAGCAAGCAAACAGAAAACGATACTCGCTTTTTCTTACCTGTCTGAAGAACGACCTGAAGGAACGATATCTGCTTACGATATACACAATGCCGAGCACCCACAAATCTTCGATTATGCACTCTACTACAATGGTCCCTTCGGTATCTTTGAAAAGTTCTATCGTGATTACGATCTTCTCCTACGCAATTCATTGCATGAGATGAAAGTAAAACTATTGTTATCGCAGTCACAAAAGCAAAACCTGCCAGCCTATGCAAAAATAATGATTCGGGGCGTGGCCTTCTTTTTTAACAAACTAAAGTTCACACTCGGTGGAAAAAATGAGCCGGTTGAATCCCAACTATACACCATAGCACTCATGCAGCCTGTAATCAATGCGCCAATGGTCAATCAGCAACTGAAAGCTATGGATACACTCTATAAATGGGTGGGCCATGAAAAGCAGACGGAAGTGAGCAGCAGCGACTACGAGAACGCTGGACTTGATAAAAACAGAACCTTCACAACGATTTATCCTCCTATCCCCTCAGCAAAATATCTCGGGAAACCCTATGGCAAGCAAATCTCGTATACTTCGCAGAAAACCCGTCATGCTTCCTTCTGGAGGCATTCTAAATGGAAATACACACGAACAGAAGTGTGGCTGGAATGTGTCCCTAAGTAAGATGACGAAACGCCATGACATCATATCGGTTGACGATATGATGTCCTTTTCTATTCTATTATATTGCACTATCTTCGCATTAAATCTTTTAAAAAAATGGATATTCTTCTCAAACCCGATGCGCTAAGCATGACTGGCGCGATGAACCACTTTGTTATATCAAGTAACAACGAAATTACATTCGTTCTCAGATATGCTGATACGAATCAGATAATCGTACAGCACACATATACCCCAAACAAGGCTAAACGCATAGAGGTTGATATGGAAAACATCATTACCCCTTTGCTTTCCTTTCAACTGCAAGACTCCACCACCCCCTATAGACAGAAAAACATCGCACGTAAATTCACAGTAGAGATTGCAGAAGACAAGTCCAACAATATTGAATCGTGGACTTTCACGGTCCTGCGGACAGGAATAGATAGCTTTGCCGATACAGCGACAAACTGGCTGAAGGCGAACTTCCTCACCTGGCAGCCCACCATGAAGCCTGTCACCTATTACACGCCCGAATTCCTCACTTACTATGCTGTAGAAGACTGCATCGTAAAATGCCGTGCCTACGTTGACGAAAATAACGTATACAAACCCTACGACCTCACATTGGCAAATCTCTCCAGCGCGTCCTGCTGGACTATACCTGTACAATATGGAATCATTGCCGGGAAACTCAACAAATTGCCTTCTTATTATGATGTGTGGGTAGAAGACACTTTGGGCACACGCCTCACCTATATCCAGCGCTACTATGCGACCGATATACGTAGCGAACAGGAACAATGGGTGTTGTTCGAGAACTCATTAGGAGGCATTGATACATTCCGTGCATATGGTAATGCGGAGAATACGGCGAAACACACTCACAACATCGTAGAGATAGAAAACGATGCAGAAGAATATCGAGTCGATACAGCGCGTGAGTTCAAAAAGAACACAGGTTTTCTTTCTGATCAGGAACGCAAGTGGCTGCTTGACTTCTTCCCTTCACTCGGAAAGTATCTCTATATCGGAAATCATGTCCGACGCATCGTAGTCACGGAAAGCGAGGTCAGCTGGCAGGAAAAAGAACTTCCTTCGTCTTATACCTTTACTTATAAGTATGCCGATGCACGCCCTTATCTCAATCTCAAAAGAACAGAACAGGCTGAACCCCATAAACTTGATATCAAAATACCCGATATAGGCTCTTTTACCATCGCCCCACGCTTGGTTGAGCTGGAAAGGCTACCGCTGAGTGGTGGGGCACTCTTCCCTGTACAAAGTCCTTATGCTGACAAATGGAACATTACGACAGCAGATGCCATTCTTGCATGGATATCACGCGAAATAACGTCTGCTTATAAAGGTGATGGTTCCTTTGGTCATCAACACGACAATATGTCGGTATTAAAAGCGCTCGACAGGACCGGAAATTATCTGACCTTGGATGCTCAGAAGATAAATGCAGCCCTGGCCGACATTGCAGAAGTGGCAAAAAAACTGCACAAAGACAGCCCAGACTGGCAGAAGATAGTCAGGACAGATAAAGACTCTGTAGTCAGGGCTGTAATATCATTCATGACCTCGGTCCTGTTTGGCAACTATGTGAAAGAGGCAAGTGGTGCAGCAATCTATCCTGATACACAAGGTAACTGGCACTTCGAAGGCGATTACTTCCATGTCCGCAAGCAGCTGACGGCAGAAGAGTTGCAGCTGATGAAGTCAACGCACATCAACGGCAAGGTCATCAATTCGCCTGGTAGCTTCACGATCTCAAAGGTTGAGAAAATAAATGGTGGCTGGAGGTGTTACTTCACTCGCCAAGACGGTGAGGGGCGTATGGTCAGCAATACGATGGGAATGGACGATTACGCTTACTGTGAAACGTTCAACCTCGTTAGTGCACAGGGTGCAATGGCTAATCACTACTATCACCGGCGTGTCTTCGGTCTTGGTACTGACTATGTCGACGTCTGCGATAATACGAACGCTGACGATTACGCAAGTGGAAGCGATGAACCACAGGTTGGCGACGAGGTGTCGACACTGGGCAACAAGACGAACCCTGCTCGTCAGCATGCAATCATTCAGGCAGCAGCTGGGAGTGGTAGTCCGTATTACAGAATGTATGTTGGCATCAACTCTTTCTCGCTGCCGAAGCCTAAGATACAGATGAGTCCAACGGAAGGTTCCTGGTGGATGGTGACCGATGAGCACGGACACGAGCTAAGCATAGAAGAATATCTTGCGTCATTGAAATCTCAAATCAACGCCGTCGAACAGCAAAGCGACAAACAGATGGTAATTTGGTTTGGAGATGAAAAGCCGTCTCTCAGCAATGCACCTGCAATGGAATGGCAAGATGATTTCACACGCAATGAGCATGTGAATGATGTCTATTACAACCGTTCGTTTGCAAAAACTGGCGGTGGACGTGCTTATGCTTTTGTTAAAACAGGTGAAAGTTATACATGGGAGGAAATCACAGATGCGGATGTGCTCACATCGCTTGAAGCTGCTAATCGGGCGCAGGATACAGCAGATGGCAAACGTCGCGTATTTGTGGCACAGCCTACACTGCAACAAGCATATGACGAGGGCGACCTCTGGGTGAATGCTACCTACAAAGACGAAAACGTAGAGTACAGCAATGATGCCTTGCGTGCGATTGTAGCAAAGAAAAATGGAGAGCCTTTCAGCATTACACACTGGAAGCCTGTGCAGCAATACACCACAAAACCTATTTCTGCAATCAAGCAACTGGCTGGAAAAACGGTACAGGCTATCGCAGGCAATGAGAACACGCTGAACACCCTGCTCAATGCAATCGCATCAGGAAAAGGAACATCGCTGCTGACAATGCAGGGAAGATTCAATGCCGTAGTGTCATCACTGACAGGAACCTCAGACCTGGTACACAGCGCAGTGTGGGATGATGAAGGGAATCTGCGAGGATTTAAAAATGTAGGATTCATGCGTTCAGTAGCAGGTGAAGACGGTTCGTTGTCCCTTTTCTCTGACTGGTATGATGCTTCTGGAGCGAAAAAAAAATCTGCAGGTATCAAATTGACAGCAAGTGAAAACGGAAGCAAGCTGCTCTTTGATGCTGACCAAATTAATTTTTTGGGAAAGACTATCATCAACGATAAATTCGTCGTCGATGTAAACGGGAACGTCTCAATGGACGGTTTTACGGCCACAAACGCGAACATATCAGGAACAGTAACTGCACGCAAAGGTAACATTGGCCCTTTCTCGATTGGAAATGATGGCCTTTATACGGGTGACTATAACAAATGGTGGACGGAAGAAAAAGAAAACTTCGTCTATTTGAATTCTTCATCTTTCTTACTCGAACAACAAGTTGGCTATTTCACAGCTGGTGATATAGCGCATCTCAAAGTTGGCTTTGGACGAGGATCTGATCCAACATCTCAAGGAAATCAAGATGCCTATTGTGCTTCGGCAATGTACATCTATAGAAAAATGAATAGTGGTACCGACCTCTACCGCCCCGCAGCTAAAATTATCTCTGATAACGTTATCAATCGCAACGTTGCTCTCGAACTGCAGGGTGCACTGCGTGTCAAGGGAGGAATAATTGAACATGGGTATTTTATGGAATACACTAAAAAAGGAGATACAAATGTCATCGACTTTAGCTTTGCAACTACGTTCTTATTAAAAAACTCGACAGGCAAAAGAATTCAATTCTTCTATCCTACGCTCTCTGATGCTCGCAAACAATTGGGAATAACTGACAATTCAGAATCCTTTTGCGTACCTTTCACTATCATAATTGACAGAGATTCTTATCAGATAACCTTTTCCTCGACTTGCAAGGCAGCAACGCCGACAACGTCTGCTGAAGGAGGAAGCATCTATGGAGTCGGCACGATTAGGGAGGATAAAATACATGTAGGAATAGGTGGTGAAAAATTATACGAATATTATCGTAAAGATTCAGAAGCTTCTAATTCTCAAATTCTCATGAGTAGTTGTGATGTCAAGCGGTTTGCACTATGCTTCACTCCTTCTACAGGTTACTATTGTATACTATTGTCTAACTTTTAAAAAATAAAATATGGAAACTATTAATTTTAAAGAACTTGAGATTAAAAATATTGACGGCACAACCCAAAAAGTCGATATCGCAAAAGAAATGGCAAATGTATTATATTATAGTACAAATAGTATCGCAGCCGTCAGCATAGCCTTAGATATATATAAGGTAGGACGTGCTACGCTCGATGCAGAGACAGCAATCGCTGTGAAAGAGGTGCTAAAGAAAAACTTCACAGCTATCGTTCAACTTGCCTTGAACCCTATACTTGATGAAATCATCAATGCCGATGCTGCAACACATTAAACTGAAAATAAGAGCCAGCCAGCTTGATAGTAATAAACACTATCGACTGGCAAAAGTGAAGGTCGTTGAAGATACAACACGTACACAACCTGAAATGGCACGTGGAAAATATCTACAAGACATCGTCTGTCATGCACTCACGCTTGCACATGGCATTGAGATTAGCGGTAATGAACGCTTCACATATACTTTCCCATTTAACTTGTAGCTATATGGATAAACTCTACATCGAAAATAAAACAACAGGGAAGAAACTCACCGCCGACGAGTTTAACAAAATTCCTGACAAGATTAATGACCTCGTTGATGCATTCAATACGGAAGAGGAGCGCTTGAAAGCAGTGGTAAGGAAGAATCCACCAACTCTTGGCCAACTTGCAAATGTCAACACTACAGCTGACAATCTTACCTCTGAAACCTGCGTTCTTGTGTGGGGCGGAGCACAATGGCTCCCGATGAGACTTGCCGAACTCGGTATCGGGCAGGGTGGAGGTGGTGGACAGACGGAGATTCTCTATTATCTGCGTGCTGCCAATCAGTCGCCTTCGACTACACTTTCAGCATCGAAGTCGGCAGGAGAATGCACTGTGAAGTTTATGTTTATCTCTCGCACAAAAGATATCGGTCAGACGGATTACTCTGATACAGGTGAGTGGGGCACCTACGAGGTGTTTGCTAAAGCTGGCGACGGAACTTTTGTCTCTAAAGCACGTGGACGCTGCCAGTCGAACACCGTAACCACAGTTGATGTATTCCGCTTCCTGGAGAGTGGACAGAACAACATCATGGTGAAGATTACGGGCGAGGTAACTGGTCAGACCTCTCCTGCGTTAGTCTATTCTATCACACTATCGGCACTCTTCCTTTCTATATCAGAGTTCAACTGGTGGAAAGCATATCAAGGCGATATCGTGCTGCCATGTTACATTAGTGGCAATATCAGCAAGACGCTGCACGTGAAGATTACGGGTGAAGGGTATGAGCAGACTTACGAACGCCAGTTTGGTACGGCCACTTACACGTCATCGCCAGTCGCTTACACCGTGCCTTTCACCAACAAGACTGGCATATTCCACCTCTCTGCGTGGCTTTCCAATGAGGACGGCACCGTACAGACCACGCCAGTAGGATACGACTTCATGGCAGTTGCTAACAACGATGCAGTGAAGATGGTAGTGGTAAACAACAAGGCAGAGAAGCTGCTGAACTGGTACGAGAACAAGGTGCTGGAGTATGCAGTATACGACGGCAAGGCAGTTACAACGCCTCTCTCAATCCTGATGAAGAAGGATAATGAGGTCCTTCAGGAGAATGTGTCAGAGAATACACTGACGCAAACCAAGATGCAATATACCCTATCGCTCGAGGTCGAGACGCTGGATAACTCCGACTTCACTGCATTAATCGGATTCAGAACTCACCCTTCAGACGAGGTCCGATTGCGTGATGCTATCCCCTTCCCCGTAGACAACTCGCAAGGCTATTCCGCTACTGCTGGAGCTGTATTCTACTTCAACGCGAAGAATCGCAATAATACCGATACCGACCATGCCGTGATAAAGAACCTGATAACAGCTGAACGAGTTGGGGCTGAATGGCAAGGCGTCTCTTTCTCACGCGATGGCTGGATTACTGACGAAGTTGGTGCACGCACGCTGCGCCTTACTGCAGGCTCTCGTCTGACTATCGATTACAAGCCCTTCAGCAAGGAAGCTGCGCAATCGGGAAAGACTATTGAGATTGACTATCAGGTAAACAACACGTCCGACTATGACGCTGAGTGCATCTCTATCGCTATGCCTTATCAGAAGGGGTATATTGGATTAAAGGTGAAGCCATCTTCTATTATGTTCACAACTCATAGTGAACGTAATGCGGACGTACAGGCGATAAGTACAGATGATGGTGTGCGTATTCGTCTTGCGCTTGTGATTAGTCCTAAGAAGTACACTTACGTGCTGAACGGAAATACCTACTACCTTAACCTCGTCTATCTCTACATAGACGGTATTGAAGCTCGTAAGTTCGCTTACTTGCTTACAGATTCTATGCAGATAGGGTCAGGTGGTGGTATCGTTATAGGTTCTGATAAGGCGGATGTTGATTTGTACTCTATTCGCATCTACGACAGCGCAATGGACGCAGCAAACGTTCATCAAGATTATATCAATGCTCTCTCAACTGTGGGAGAGAAAAGTGCCGAGAAGTTAGACAATGACATCTATGATACGCTCGGTACCACAGTCGACTTTGACAAGGTGCGTGGCAAGGTCAACGTGTTTACCTTCGATAAACCACTCCCTGCCTATGAATATGGCAAATCATATAAGCCTAAGGGGACGCTTGAAATTTATCCTAAGGATGGAAACACCAACCTTAACAGATTAACGATTACCAACCTTCAGCTGCAAGGTCAAGGTACATCATCTATGCTCTACTACCTATGGAACTGGAAGGCAAAGGTAGCGAAAGATACGACTATCGTATATGAGGACGGACAGACAGCGCAGAAGAAGTTTGAGCTATTCAAAAACTTACCCAAAATCTCTAAGCTGACAGCAAAGAAGAATATCGCTTCTTCTATGCAATACCATAAGTTAGGTTCTGTAAACTCATATACGGACCTATGGAAGGCGGTAGGCTTAACAAATGAGGGTGTCGAACAGGACAGCGAAGCACGTGTGTCTATTTACCAAGAGACATTCGTTGGATTTGAAAAACAGACCGCAGAAGACGGTACTGTTACATATAAGTTCGTCGGCCTGTTTACGGTTGGACCAGACAAAGGTGATGCTGCGACATTCGGATATGATAAAGACCTTTTCCCCGACCTCTTATCTATCGAAGGCTCTGATAACTCGCCACGCCTTACTCTGTTTCAAGTGCCTTGGGACAAAAGGCGCATCCGTTATAATGCTGAGGAGGAAGCCTATCAGTACCAAGTCTCTGAACTCTCTTGGGAGAACTGCTGGGACTTAGACTACGCTGACTTACCTGCAGATGATAAGTCAACAGCAGACAATGAGACCCGTCAGCGTGCAGAGCAGCTCATAGAGTCATATATCCCTGCTTACAATCTCATCTATCAGTGCAATACGTTCATTGAACCCTTTAATGGTACGCTTGAAGAACTGAACGCTGCCCCACATTCAACACACATTGAGTATTGGATAGCTAAGCAGGGCGACCCTAATCAATACAACCTATACTATTACGATAGCTTGTATAAGAAGTTCTGCCCTTCAACACTCGATAGCGGTGTGTCGGTGGTTAATCTTCGACAGCAGTTAGTCGGAGATAAATACGTATTGACAGAGTCTGTGTTCAACTCGATTAGTGACGCAGCTAAGCTCAATGAGCTGTTCAAGGCAGCACGTATTCAGAAGCTACGTGCTGAGCAATCCCAATACTGGGACATTATGGACTTACTTTATCATCAACTATATGTTGAAACGGTGGCAGCGACCGATAACTGCGCAAAGAATACTTATCCGTATAATTTCAATGCAGAATAGATATGGCAAATAGCAAATGGAAGTTCAGACAGGATGACCTTGATACAATCTTTACAGTCATCAACCAAGGTTTGATGAAGAAGCCTTACTGGGTGGAATATCACGATACATACGATGACGGTACTCCTGTTTGGAATGGAGAAAAGTCCGTCTTGTGGAATCTTATGGAACAAGCGTACCCGGAAGAGCGTGCGCAGATGATGCGCCGCATGCTGGCCAAGATGGAGGAATTGGGCGGGCTACAGAAGGGAACGCATCAGCAGAAGTTGTTTGCATTCTTCCAGAAGTATTTCTTCTCGGTCATTGATAACTTCTCGTCCATGCTCTATAACGAGGATGGTAAGCTCTATGAGCAGATGAAGCTTGCTATGCTGCAGGGTAAATACACGAATGATACCGACCCGTTGGGTCAGTCGCTTGGTGATGGTCAGTCGCCTGAAGTAGCGTGGGTGAAGAAGCGCATTCAATATCTGCAGAGCAAATACAGCTTCGGCGATTACGACGCAAAAACGGCTGAAGGGGCAATCACCGTACGTACCTCTGCACAGGCTGACGCAACTACTAACTCGATAGTTCTGCGCCTGACGCCTGCAATGAAGCTATATCCAACCATCGCATACGGTACTACCATTATGCGTGGTGCACGCACTGACGCTGGTAAAGCTTGTGAGATAGTAGTAGACGTCAACGGCACTTCGGACCAGCAGCTCTCTGTCAAGTCAGCAGACTATCTGCTCGATATAGGCGATTGGTCTTCGTATGTCATCAATGGTGCTTTATCTATCATTGGTAAGCGACTCAAGCGATTGAAACTTGGAGACGAGAATGAGCAGAACGTGAAGATACTTATCTCTTCTCTTACGCTTGGTAAGACCTCCTCCTTAGAGGAGATTGATGTACAGAACATCTCGACCCTTGGTGGTGCGCTTGATATGCGAGGAAACTATCGTCTGCGCAAGTTCCTCGCTGGTGGGTCATCACTTACCGAAGCACACTTTGCTGATGGTGGTGCGCTCGAAGAGGTGGACTATCCTGCTACCACGTCATACGTCGAGCTGAAGAACCTCGATAAGCTCACCAATGAGCACTGCAACACCGAAGCGTGCGCTCCGAACGTGATGAGTTACTTTGTTAGCGGTTGTGATAACCTCCAGCCTGTGAAGAAACTCATCGATATTATGGACGCGCAGGTGGGGCAAGTGCCTCACTCCCTGCGTTACGTGCGTTGTGTCGGATTCAATGAGACTTTTACCGACGGACGAGCATTTGATAAGCTCTCTCAGTTAGTCGATGGAACATATCAAGGAATTGACGCAGAAGGTCAGTATGGCAACGATCCTTACCCCGTCTTGGACGGTACTATCAACCTCACCACTGGTGCGTATCGTGATACCTACGATGCGCTGATGACGCACTATCCTAAGCTCAAGCTAAACATTGCTAAGTGGTGGATTCGCTTCGAAGACCCTGAGGTGAAGCGTATCTGCATAGAGAATTGGGATAAAGACGGTGATGGAGAGCTAAGTCTGCAGGAAGCAGCTGTTGTTAGTTCCATCGGGACTAATTATGTTATGAACCCTTTACTACGCTTATCACAACCTTTTGATTTTGTAGAAGTACAGTATTTTAATAAGTTGCATACAGCATCATTTTCAGATACAAAAGTGAGAAAAATAGTTTTACCTGAAGGTACAATTGAATGTGATTTTTATGGGTGTACCTACGTTGAATATGTAGATTATCCTACTACGTATTCAAAGAAAGGTAATGCCGATTGGTCGCTACGAAATATGCAATCATCCAAACGAATTCTAATATTACGTTCGGAAGTTAAAGTTGAGAATCTGAGGGGTGAAAATGCATTTACAGATATTTATGTGCCAGACCATTTGGTCAATGTGTATAAGACTGAAGATTTATTTTACAATAAAAAAATATATCCCCTAAGTGCACTTAAAACAAATTACAGGAAATAAGTTTATGAGTGAGTATCAAGGATGATACTCACTAAGAGGTAGAATTAATTTTGCTAACCAAAAACTGCTATACTCTTGCTTGTATCGTTCTAAACTTGGGTCTGGTACATAGATATATTTTAAATTCTCATTCAGACTATGAATAGAAGAATTACTAAGTTCTCGAAGGATGTTCTGTATATTCATAATTGTAGGAAAGATGGACTGTAGGATGGGAAATATCCATCCTACAACCCTGCTTCTAATAAAATTAAAGCACTCCCTTGTAATTTAATAGCAGTTGATTTGCCTGCTGAATATCCTTAGGAGTGTATATATCTGTTATCAGTATCGACGAATGTCGTGCCTGGTCTCTCACACTAAGTATATCCGTATTGGCACGCAGCATATTGGTTATACCGGTATCTTTCAAACTGTAGAACTTATATCGATCTGTTAATTTTAAGTTCTTCCGTATATAATGATGCCAATAATCCCTAAAAGACTTTTCTGATTTGCGTTCTGCCCCAGGTTTGAAATCCTTACTAAAGAGATAATACTGTCCAGGACTATCAAAAATCTGCAAATCTATCATCAATTTTATAACATGATCAGGAACTGTCAGCTGTGCGTCATTATGGTTTTTTGTATTCGCGCCATGCAGAAAAAGCGTTTTCTTTGCTACACTAAAATCGCCAACTTTTAGAAAACTCATCTCTCGTGGTCGCACAAATAAATAATGCAAAATATAACATGCCAACAGATAATGCTTATTATGCCCAATCAACCATTCTTTTATATCTGTCAATACATCATCAGGGATGACATCACGGTTCTTCAGCTGTCCCCTCCGATGCACTATAGAATAATGAACTGTTGGGTCTATAGAAAGATATCCGCGCTCAAGGAGGTATTTACAAAAAGTCTTAAGCCACGATAGGTAGTTATTTCTTGTGCGCATAGTATTATTCCTGTCTACAAAGACATAATCCAGGAACTGTCCAACCATCCGGCTATCGAACTGATAAGTATAATACAGGTTGATTTTCTGTTTCTCCTTCCATTCCTTCAGCACTTTTAACCTACTACAATATGATACCACGGACTCTTCTCTCATATTATGTTCCTTCATCAGCTTGAAAAGATAATCCTCATACTTTCTGCACACATCATCAAAAGAAGAATACTCCAAAGGTTGAGTCATTTCTATCCACGGGTTCCAACCTTGCATCAACTTTTCTGTCAGTCTTTTAATAAGAGCTTCTCCATACTGACGTTGGTTGCGCTTACCCTTGATATGCCCAAGCATGAACTTCTTTGTATGCAACTTCCCCCTCTCTGGATCGAAGGCAGAAAGAGATACATAGCATTCTGTGGCCTGATGAAATCTCGGTGTTTTCCATCCGATAATCTCATTCAT